GTAAGCAAGTTCTTGGTTGTGTGTCTGCTTAGAGAGGTCGATACCGTGTCTGTGCAATTTCTTGCGCATCACAACATCAACTCCTCGTTGCAGATATAGGTTTAACAATGGCTCGACTGCTATCACTCTATGAGTTTTCGCAGTCTTCGGGACAAACGTCACTTTGTTGTGGACCACATGCTCGACTCGGGCAACAAATCTCTTGTCAAAGACCTCACGGTCATGACAAAAGAACCCGTGGTCTACCCCCTCAGAAAGGAGGTATTCAACTATCTGGCTATTTTGCCACATAGCAGCACGTGCATATGGTTCGGCAGTAGGGGTACACGACCAACGTTTTGCAGAAAATTTCCGCATATCGTTGGTAGCATTACCATGTACCCCTATCGAGGCCCCGGGACCGAATTCACACTGGTCGTAGATCTCTGAGAGCTTAGGCTCGCGCCCAAGTACTCTCAGAATCCACTGCTTAGCTTCATCAATGATAAATTGATGTCGCCAAGCATTGTTTCGACTGCGAAGTCGAAACAAGCGATTGTATCTCTTACAAACCAACTCAGCCCTCCTAAACTTCAGGAGAGCTGTAGCCTCCGGGTTTAAACCGGGTGCTTCTTTGGCTGTAAAGGGATACTTTCGAACCAGTGCGGCCAGTTGATGCGCATCCTTATGCTCGGATGCACTGCCATACTCTGCGGCAGTCAAAGCATCGGCTAACGTTACTAGCTTGTCTCCACGTCTTGAGCGCAATGCATCGCGCCAGTCGGGAAGAATTTGCAGGTAACGCTGGTCATATTGGCACAGCCACTGATCAACAATGTTGAAAATATCAATATTGCTGACAGCGTGGAGGTCACGCTTGCGCGCTTTCCCTTTCCGTTCAGGTCGCATTTGGCTTCCTTTATGGTTTGGTTATGAAGCATTCAATCTCTCCTTAAGACGCTCCTAAGAAAGGAGGTAAGGAAGGATTATGAGGACATAGATGCTGAATACAATGTATAACAGCCCTAAGCCAAATTTTCCCATTTATCTTCTCCTTAGTAGCGCCAAGAAAACGGCTGATTAGGCCGGAAACTTGTTCTTGAGGAACAGATCGTCCGCTTCCGTCATGAGCAGAAAATCGCCCGTGTCGTCGCGCACAGCATCAACATCTGCCTCGGCCATACCGACCGGGAGAGATGTAATGACCTCAACCACTGCAAGTCCAGTCGTATTGGGAACACCAGTTGTGGTGACCGTACGAGTAAACTTAGCAGACGTACGAGACACACCACCAAAAACGGTGGTGGGTTTCGGCGCGATCCGCTTGAAAGATAGTACATCTTTCGTGCTAAGATCGTGGGCTGGGCCAATGAACTCGATGTTATCGGGTCCAACTACGCGTTCTTTTGCGTAGGCCTTAGTATTGACAGTGATTGTCATGTTTCTTTGTTTCCAAAGTTTGTATCATCCTTTCAGGCGGGGTAACCTACCTGTCTTGAATGAGGTGAAGAGAGCTATTAGATCTATAAGTCGGAGATCTTTTCCACTTAGCATACTCCGTATGGAGGATGCCTTGTAGGTCAGACCTGGCGACAGAACTGTCTCCCGGTACCGCTCTCGATAAATAACGGAAGCAAAGGTGGTAGAACCACCAATGTCGGCCGTCGCACCCGCGAATGGCTGCCCAACGGGATCGTAGTAGGTATCAACCTTACTCACCCGATCGACGACAATCCACGATGCTAGAGCCGATATGTTGCCATTTGGTACGATCGCCTCAATGAAGTTGCCTACATTGAAGAAAAAGTCAACGACAAAGCTGAAGGGAATTAATTCCCA